CGAACAGTACCACCTGTAATACCTGCTGCGATAGCAACATCTTCGTATACCTTGAATGCTTCTTCATCATCTATGGGAAGACCTGCTTGATATCGATTGATAATCTCTTGACCAATCTCAGTAGGCACTTCAGCTACAGTACCAACGCCCACTCCCTTTACTGCACGAGTAAATATACCACCTGATCTTATCGCTGATGGATTAAGAACTTTACCTATCAATAATCTATCAGCAATTGAGTCCAGTGCCGCTTGAGGAAGAGCAGCCAGAAATGCAGTGCCTTCACTCATCTCTGTTCTTAGGCCACGATCAATTGCCTCTTTCTGTGCCTCGCGGTTATCACCATAAAAATATGGAATGTTTGCTAGTGCACCGCCAACGATAGCACCTATCGGGCCACCAACTAAAGCACCTGCACCTGCACCTGTTAAGGTTGTGCCAAGCTGCGGAACTTGTTGTCCTAATGTTTCTACAAAGAATGATGCCGCTTCGCCAACTGTATCTATATCCTCACGTCTGGTAAGACCTTGAGCTTTCTCCGCTATCTGCTTTTCGTTAGCTTCTATTACAGACTGACCGTAAGTTTCTAATCCTGTTAGGCCAGTAAGCCCACCTATACCTTCAAGTGATGAGCCATATGCTTTCTGTAGCTGATCGATACCCATACCAACGGCAGTGCCAAAGCCGCCTTCTGGCTCTTGCTCTACCACTTGTTCTTGAATTTCTGATTGAGGACTTGGAGCAAACCTGCCCTCTATTTTTCTTGCTAACTCAGTCTCTTTCTGAGTTATAAAATTATTTATCCTAGCCTGCTCTTGTGGAGTAGGTGTTTCACCTGCAATGTTTATGCTGTAACGCTGTCCGAACTGTGGCCCAGATACTGATATAACGCCCATAGTTTTCCCTATTGTGTTGCGGTGGCATCAAACTGTACGTTTTGACCTGACCTCATTCTTTCTAGCTCTTGTAGTCTTTCAGATACTGCAATTATTTTTGCCTTTAAGTCTGGGGGAGTCATATCTATCACTCTATCTATAGTGCCTAAAGCCTCGTCTCCTTCAGCAACTCTTCTATATGACTTGGCTTCTGACTGCAAAGTATTAAGATAAGCTCTATTATCATCAATCATTTCGTTTAATCTTTTTGATGTAAGGCCATAGGTAGATCTTAACTCTTCTTCTGCTAAATCTACTTCTCTTTCTTGAAGACCAAGTCTTCTTTCTGCCAAAGAGGCATCTCTTCTTGCTGCGTCTATATCTGCCTGTGTACTTAACAATCCAAGGATGTCTTTGTCGTACTGATTACGAGCTTCTCTCATCTGACTTATACCAACGAGACCTGCCTCACCTAAAGCTGCACCCAATGTAGGTTTATCAGATGCCATCAACGCCATACCTGCCTGAGCAAGAGCTAACCACTTGTCTGACTCTGCTGACTTCTCACGATCTGCAAGCATTTGAGCGATACGACTCTCAAGTGCTCCATAAGAATCTCCGCCTGTTGGCATCATTGACCCTACATTTCCTTGATCACCTGCTGTATCCTCAATGATTGTGCTATCTGTAACATCTAAATCTCTTAGAACTGGAGACATAACTGAGCTAGGATCTATTGGCATTTCTGGTATAACCCCTGCCTGAGACACTTGATCAGCTTCAGACAATACAGTTGGAACATCTTTCTGCATGCCTTCGCCTAACGGTTCCAACTCAAGCATACGCTCTCGTTGTTGCCTTCTTGCTATTGCTTCTGGATCTGTGTACCCACCGTAAATATCTTCAGGTAAACTACCGCCTTGAACTTCAGCCAACCTTTTAAGAACAGTCATACCTTCCATTGAAGGATCAACAGGAGGCACATCTGTTGGATACGAATAGCCTTGTGTTGGGTCGTTGCTAAAGTTGTCACCACTTAAAGTAGACTCTTTAGGCTCTGTATTATTTTGTTCCTCAATTATTGCGCTAGAAATAATATCGCCTGCGGTGCTTGGCCCAATGCCTGCCAAATCTAGCATTTGATTCATTCTTTCTATTTCATCTGCTGTTTGACCGACAGTTGTTCTGCCATAGCTACCGATAGTGGCATCAGTAGGAGAGCTAGGTTCTGCGTTGGTTGCATCAAAATCAGGAACTATAGAGGAAGAAATATCGTCTGCCTGGGAAGGTATGCTAGGAATGTTCTCATCAAAAAATCCCTGACCAAAGCCACCCATTGCCTCAGTGCTAGGGTCTGAATCATCAAAGTCACCCATCGCTTGCCGCAGTTGTAAGTTTCTTCGTATCTCATCATTGGCAGCAAATGCTGTGGGATCTGGGTCTATTTCTTGTAGGCTTGGCCCCTCATCCATAACCATAGGGCTTGGCATTAAACCTTCATCCGCTAAGACTCTTGGAACTTGAAAAGGCTGTGCCCCTCTAATCGCTCTTGATGCTGCGTCTGCTGATTTAAAATCAGGATATACGCCAGTGCCCTGAACCTGCTCACCGTTTTGTACAAGTATGTAATTGCCACCGCCAGTAGGCTGCACACTTATAGCACCTCCACTGGCTAAACCAACAAGTCCACCTTCTGCCATCATCTGTGGCATACGAGTAGGCTCTCTCTTCACTGCCATGTCTGCACTTGTGTTTTGTGCAATTGAACTATTTGGAGCCATGTTTCTTGCGATTGCAGTCAAGCCCTCTTGTGGCGCACCTGCTGCGGTCATCACCTCTTCTGCAACCGTAGGCATATTAGCTGCCTGTTGACGCTTGTAATCATCACGCATACGTCTGCGTCTAGTAAGCTCACTGAGAACCAAGAACTGAGGCATGTTACCTGATGGAGATTGCATCTCTCTCATAAGCACATTGTCAGAAACGTCTTTGAGGTTGTCTTGAAGCTCTATTATATTCATCCCATTAGACCTTTATATAGACCTAGTGCAGATATACCTGCACCAAGTGCATCTTGTACGGGGTTTCTACGCTGTAATTGCTGTATGTTTTCGTTAACTCCTGCGGGAAGTCCCCTGAGTATTGCAGCTATACGCTCATACTGTTGTTGTGGGAACTCACGCTGACGGATGAAGTCTTCGTAAGCTAGGTCAAGACGGCCTTGATCCTCAGCCCTAATGTCACGACCAATAGTATCAAGTAGCTGTGCTCCCTGTATGTCAGCGGCTCGTTGACGTTCACCCAAGCTTGCAAGACCTGCGCCTATGTTGGCAAACTGTTGCCCCATACCGCCTAATTGACTTGCCGCACCTAATGCTGCTTGCTCACCTGCAAGCCTTTGACCTATACCAAACTGTCTGTCTGCACGATCAGCCTCAAACTGACGAGCTGCCTGCTCAAAAGCTTGTTGCTGCCCTGTGGCCTGTATCTCTCCAAGCTGTCTTTGCAATCCTTCTTGTGCCAAAGCATCAACAACTCCCCTACGAGAACCGCCAAATGCACCTGCGCTTACAGCGTCTGCATCTCTGCCTGCTTGAGATCTAGCAAAGTCTCTTCTGGCCTGTTCTTTCTGAACATCCACAACATTTTGCATGTATGGAGACATATACTGACTGACCGCACTGCCTGTAAAAGTTGTGGGATCATATTGACCTGCGGCTCTAAGCCTGCCAACTGCTTGATCTGTAAATCCAATACCACGACCTGAAGCAGCCATCCCTCGCCTGCCTGCCTGCATAGCCTCTGGCATACCTGCAATACCTTGTTGAGCAATGCCTCGTGTCATAGCGCGAGATGCACCTATGTCTCCATACATAGATGATTCAGCTATTCTTTCCCCAGGATAAGGCGTGTATCTAGATCGTCCAGTATACGGATCAAAGGGCAGCATTGCATCTTCAGCGCCCTGAAGCATTCTACGATAGTACGGATCTGAAAACTCAGGCATACTCACTGTACGTGTGGTAGTATCCGTAGGTATATTTTGACCGCCGCCTTTGCCCATTTTATAACTCCATTCGGTAAGCTATGTATTCAGGATAAAATCCGTATTTCTTCAAAGCTCTACCCCAACCTTTTCTTCCGTAGCCTTCTAGATGACTACATCCTAACTCATTTCCGTAACGCTTCATAGTGTCAATCAACTGATCTTCCCACTCTTTCATCTGCGTTCCGCCTACCCAATCTAATGCCAGTGCTCTACGTCTAGGATATTGTATTAGTCTTGTGGTAAATGCAGCTACTATCTTATCATCTTCATTCATCACAACCCAAAGAACATACATGCCTTCATAAATCCCAGTTAATATATCAATCACTTCTGATTTATCTTTGACTGTATCTACTGCTCTTTTTAATATCCCATCAACGTCCTTCCATACACTGCCAATTGCCTCTTGAGGCACTAAGCTAACTCTCAATTATCCCACCATTTGTTCAAGTTTCTCAGGAGCATCCTCTTCAGCACGATTAATAATATCAAGGAAGCCACCACCATATGCCTTCTCCAGAGCATCAGTAGTATTCTTCCTCAGCACAAACTCCCCATCAGACAGGAGAACATCTTGCTCCCCCTCAAGTGTTGCAGGAACCATGTCATCAACTCCAGAACCATCTCCTGGGCCTCTCACCATTCCTTTATCACCCTCTGCAAAACGAGCCACAGTATCATCTAACTCACCCGACTGCACTCGTCCGACAAGATCACGTAATGCGTCCTCGCCGTACTTCTGAACAAACATAGCTAATACTATCTCTGGTTGATCAGACATTCCTTTAATTGCTTTTATAGCCTCGACAATAACATCCTTCTCATTCATGCCATTGTCTTCCATCATCTCATCGACCTCTACTTCGCCACCTTCTGCATAATAATATGGGTACTTAGGTGTGCTGCCATCTGCTCTAGGCCTTCTTTGATACTGAAAATAAAGACCTTCCCCAGGGCTTCCCGCGTAAGGATTGGGATTAAAAGTTCTTACCATTGGGTTTGGCATAGGTGGTCTTGTTTCTTTATCCTCGTCATCGTCATCTTTTTTTGCTGCACGATTCTCAATCATCTGCATATCTGCCATAGACTGACCAAGCATAGCAGGTATAAAAGCTTGTTGCCCTGCTGTGAATGCACCGCCCTTAGTGCCAGTGCCAAAGGGCATTGCTGCATTTGCTGTCTCTGTGCCAAGAAATTTAGTCGCTAGATCAGATGCACCACCACTAACAACAGAGGTTGCTGATGGGCTTGGTTGGAAAGCAGCTTGTAAAAACCCACCCTGCGGTGCTGCTGCGGCAGGTGCTCCTTGAGCTGCTGCTGCTGCCGCTCCACTTGTAGATCCAGACAAACCCCCTAGTATTTTACCGCCAAGGAAAGATGTCATACCTGTCTGTATGCCTTTACCTATGTCTCCTGTCTGTACAAATGATCCTAATCCTGCCCCTATCCCTGCCAATGCAGGCACTGACATGGCTCCAAGGGTAGCCCCAAGCGCACCTGTGCCTGCTAATGCAGGTAGTCCTAAGCTAAATAGTAGAGGAAGAACCATCTAAATCTCCAAAAGTTCTATTGAACTTTAACATCAAAAGTCCAAACTATCAATTATGTTAACCATTCATATATCTTTTTAGTCTCTTCTTTACGGTGCTTTAACCCGTTGTATCCACCGTTAATACGTTTCGTCAGGCGTTTGATTGTGTCATCGTTAACACCCTCATCACAAATTTCCCATAAATTGTTTCTCTTAAAGAACCAAATGGCACTCTCCATCGGGTACTTTGTAGCCACAAGATCAGGATCTTTCATGATCTCTGGCAGGTTCATATCATTTGCAAACATAGCGTAATTTTCTTTAAACGTGCATTGCAGAAATCCGCGACCACGCCACAGATATCCCTGTCCTTCATTGCCGTAACGGTGTCCATAAACTCGATCAGCTAATGCCTGTGGATTGCGAGCACAGCTTTCCGCTTCGCCCTCTGTTTTAAAGTATTTGCCAAAAACTTTAAGGATAGCTTCTTTAGAGTAGTTTAGATTCTCTTCAACATATCTAAACGTGCCGCTCTCATGCACAAGCTGCCCAAGAAAATGAGCACCACGCTCTGGGTTTAGTACATAATGATCGCATATCTTCTTTGCAGTATTAGGGCCAAACGCACCATCAGGTGTGGCTCCTATCTTTTCTTGTAATGTCTTTAATGGTTCACTCATCTGGAGCTTTCCTTCTATCTCTCAAGGTCTGCAAGTCCTTTTCTTTCTTGCCGCCGTCATACTCCCAAGCGTAACCTTGCTCTATCATTACTTCGTTTATAGAATACTTTGACTCTTGATCTTTATAAAACCAACCAAGCATTCTGCCATACTTGCCTTCTTTTTCTGTCCTGACTATCAGCTTATCAGCGCCCTCAAGCATACCTGTAAGGTGATCTTTTGCCTCAAGACCCATAGCTTTTTCTTCTAAGTCTCTTGTTCTGCTTTCTGGAGTGTCTATTCCTGCGAGCCTTACCCGTTCCTTCTTCGTTAAATCAAAGCCAAGATCGATGATCACATCTACCGTATCACCATCTACAACCCTATCTATTGAAGAAACAAAGTAAGTATACATTATTTCCTCTTAAAGAATGCTGTTGCTCCACGCACACCGAAACTGGCTGAAATTGCAATTCCAAGACTGTAAAAATACCAGTCTGGGGCTTTTGAGAGTTGTTCAAAACCACGGTCAACCCAACCTTCTGCGCCTGGAATGAAGGCTAAAATAAGCGGGATAGACAGGACAATAACAAACCATTCGTCTTTCCAACTCGACCTTGATCCTTGAGCCATGATGCGCTCCCAGTCGGCGATTGATGTCTCTTTTGAGAGCATTATTTTCGCTTTCGCTTCCGCCTCTGTTAGCTTTAATTTTGCATTTGCAGCATTTGCGTCTGCCTTACCTTTGAGCCAACCGCCTGCAAGTTCGGCTATCGGCCCTATCATCTGAGCAATCATGACTGACCACCTCTATCGGTTTTTGCTTCTTTGTTCATCCAGATGCCAAAACAACCAGTAAGCGCACCCATACATACAGACACCAGACCTGCCTGACCATTTGTGGGATCGGGCAAAGACATGTACCAATGTACACTTTGATACGTTAAGATCGTAACGACTAGCATCATTAATCTAGGAAAGACTTTATAGTCATCGATTATTGTAGCAGGCATTAGAACATTCCACCCATGCCGCCCATAAATGCGCCAAGTCCACCTGCCATACTACTAGCCATACCTTGAGGCATAGGTCTTCCCATACCTTTGCCGCCACCGCCGCCAACCATGTTTCTAAAATAATCAAACTGATTGTAAGGTGAGTTGTAGTTAGGCGTATTAAAGTTACTTCCCATGTTCATGATTTCAGCACGTTCTCTTGCGCTCATCATTTCTATTGGTCTTGCTCTAGTTCTCTGCATACCACCAAGTATATCATAGTTTCTAGCGGCATGCATAAACGCAGGACTCATATTTGGAGTCATGGCATTTCTAGCTGCTGCCATATAATATGGAACTTGGCCTGCGCCTTGCTGAGATTCATACCTCATTAGATCAGGACTATAGCCAAAACCACCACCCATCATACCACCACCTGGGCCTACAGGAGGAGTCATTGGAGGCTGCATTGGAGGCTGCATTGGCGGCTCCATTGGAGGCTCTGAAGGAGGCTGTGAAGGAGGCTGTGAAGGAGGCGTGGTAGTTGGGGGTTCTGAAGGAGGTCTTCGAGGAGGATCTGGATTTGTCCCCCTTGGAGGCGGAGGAGTTCCTGATCCACCAGATCTTGGGGGGATAACGAATCCTGGTTCGCCCCCTATAAGGTTACGAATACCACTCATAATTTGTTGGCCTACAGTGCTTCTGTTTTCATCACCTGCAACATTTCTTTGTCCTGCGCCAAGAAGAGACTCAGCCGCCTGCTGATTAGCTGCTGATGTAGATGTACTACTTCTGCCGCCTGTGGGTGTTCCTGTAAGATCTCTTATACCTGCCGATCTCATTGACTGAGCTGCTTGTCTATTAGCTTCTGCTGCTCTTCTTTGATTTCCTAATCTCTGAGCTTCTCTTCTAGCTATGTTAGCCTGTGCAGCTAATCTTCTTTCTGACAAAGGTGCTGTTGAAGTTCTTGCAGGGGTCTGGTTTGCAGACATCATACGACTTGCGGCAGCATTTCTAGCTGCCACCACACTTGGCCTTGCAGCATCTCTTCTTGCTGCTGCCAATCTTGCGCTTGAGGCTCTTGCTGCTGCTCTTGCTCTATCTAATGCTCTTTGTCCTGAAGCTTTTCTTTGAGCACGTCTTGTCGCAACATTTGAGGTTGATCCTGTTCGCACACCTGATCTAGAGGAACGTGCAGCTTCGGCAGCACGTCTTGCTGCCGCTTGTGCGGGGCCGCGACCACTAGTTCTTGAGCCTGTTCTTGCTGCTGATCTAGAAGAACGTGCTGCTGAAGCCGCTGCTGCTCTTCTTACGCTAGGTCTCGCTGCATCTCTTCTTCTAGCCGCTGCTGACGCTCCACCAGTTCTTGAACCAGTACGAGCGCCTGACCTAGATGATCTAGCTGTAGAGGCTGCTCTCGACCTCCTTACGCTGGGTCTCGCAGCGTCACGTCTTCTAGCCGCCGCCGCTCTTGACCTAGCTCTTGCTGCCGATCTAGCTCTTCTTGAGGCTGCTCCTCTGTTTGCTCGTGAAGTTGATCTTCTTGTTGACGAAGATCTTTTTCTTCCAGTCGATGTTCTTCCTCTAGGTGGCATTATAAAGTCCCTCCGTCCATAGCTTGAGGCATTGTTACTGTGATTGCAGTGTGCCGTTTAGTTTTTTCCGTCCAAGACTCTCCGCAATCTGGACAATTTCCATCTGGGTATGTAGCAACTTCTTCTGGTGTGTCTACTAAGTTGTCACAATTGTGGCACTGTATAGTATCTACAGATGATGAAGGTCTCCACTTAGACCCATTGCTCATTATAAGAATTGTATCACTCATGTCGTTGTCACCGTTACTGTTCCTACCGCACCTGTCGCCCCAGAACCACGAACATGCGGCTTATCGATTAATGCTATCTTAACAAATCCATCCTGTTGAAACAATGCTCCATTTTCTAAACCTGAATCATCGGTCTGTAAGTCTGTTAAGGTAAGTCTTGTTGCCCTTTCTTCTCCTGGGTTCTGTTGCTGTTCCATATATACAGCAAAACTTCTTGTCAGGTTAGCAAAATATTGCTGATCGTACTGTGTTGGTGGTACAGCAAAGAAGGGTAGAATAAGATTTCTGGACACTACCTCCTCCCATCAGGGCGTATATCAAGTCTTGGAGAACCTAACCTCCAACCAACTCCAGAAGCTGTAGACTCAATACGCATTGCAAAACTACGCCCACGTAATCTTAGATGAACTTGATCTGTAAATTGTTCTACAGGCACAGATGCAGACTTTGTTATAGCACTATCTGTAGTATGTAAGTAATTACCCCCAGGAAAGTTTCTGGTTTTTACTGTTAGATTAGCAGATGGGCTACCTGCTGTAGATCCTCGAAAGGTTAAGTCAGGTATCATACGCTTGATAAAAGCAAACTGTTCTCCGTCTCCTATGTCCATTTGGCTTGATTCAATATATGCAGTAAATGCAGACCCATCGTCATCAAATCCAGACTCTTGAGTGTAGAGATAGTTGTTTGGCCCTGCTGCAATAGGGTTGTCGAAGATACCACGATCCATCCAATAGCTTCTTGAAAGTGTTCCATAATACCAAACCTGTTGCTCATAATTATAAACTACATATCTGTCATTGGTGTCGCTAGATCCAGAAGGATAGAACCACCATATCTCAGAAAATGCTGTATTAGTTGCAGCTACAACTTTTTCTCTTTGCAAGAGATTAAAGTCATCAAAGACAAAGTCTCTTACAGTACATGGTAGACGCTGCACTGTACCACCGTAAGAATAGAACTCTTTTAGACCCATCCAGAAAACGTTATCTTCAACAGCAGCAGCAGATAGCGGCCCCATTATTGTAGTGTTTTCTGATACTAAATTTACACCAAATGTAAACGGTGGCCCTAAGAACTGCATGGCATAAAGAGACTCATCTGTGTAAACAAGTATTTGCTGTCTTGTTTCTACGGCTGCGATGATTTCAGATCCAGAGCCTATTTTAAGCTCTCCTGCCGTATTGTCTGGTCTTGTTGCCCATTCAGTCAAAGACTCTTGAGATGAGAAACGTATTAACAAAGGATCTTGCACCCCAGGACTAAGCTCTGAATCACAGCCAAATGCTATAATATGTCTGTCTCTATCAGAAACCATAATCTGTTTAGCTATGGTTGGTGCACTTGTAGATCCTGAAAGAGAATCTAAACTTACGGCTCTCGTAGCAAAACCACCTGTTTTATCCCAGTAGTATATGCCGCCATTACGCACGTTAATAAGAAGATCTTCACCAAAGTTATCATGTGACCAGATACGCAAGGTGTTTGTAACAATCGGTGTGGTAGCCGCTAGACCCCAACCATCACTACCCCAAGTGCCAACGCCCCAACCTGCACCTGTTGCAGTTGTGTCTAGCCCAACACTTACCTGATAAGTTCCCACCACAGAACTGCCACCGTTTCCTGAGTCTGATCCACTTGCGTTTACTAAGCTAGGAGCTAAAGCTCCGTTTACAGTTATACTGGATATGGTTGTGCCTGCGGCACGAGCAGAAATTTTATAACTATTATCATTTATTATTTCAGTAATATTGTACTCTTGGTTCAGCACTGCCGCTGTAATGTTGCCACCAAGACTTGCGGCACCGCTAAATGTAACAAAATCATTTACCACTGCACCGTGCGCTGTATCTGTTACAGTAATTACTGACGAGCCGTTAGTAGCAGAAAAGGTTACATCTCCTGCTGATGTTGTGCTTCTTATAGGAGTAACGTCATTAAACAGACCACTATCTTGGTTGATATAGTATTTAAGGGCTGTGCCAATACCTATCAATCGGCTATTGTCTAGACCAACCCAAGGATGCATTGCCCTTGCTGTGCCTAAGTATGATGCACTACTAAACTTCTCCCACCCACCAATCTTCTCAGGCATACCAAAACGAAAACGTACCTTATCTACGTCAAACCAACCACCTTCATTAGTGTAAGAAGTAGTCTCTCTATTGACACCTGGGCGGAACTGAAGTTTTTGTAATGGCATTCCGTTATCCTAATTAGTTCAATTGAACTTATCCATTAAGTGCGGTCAAATCATCCCAAACACGTTTTGCATGTGCAGCGGCGTCAAAATCAACTTCGTTGCCGTCTGCGTCAAAGTCTTTCCAACTACCCGCTGATGCCTGTGCAGCAAGATATGTTTGTAAATCAGACTGAGAAGTTACTTCTTCTATCGCACCAGATATGTCTGCGCCATCGTCTGATATGCCAATCATAATCCAATCTTGTGGACTAGCGGTGCCACTATCCGCAACTGGATACATACCACCTGTTGACTGTGATACACCAAACTTTAACCAAGTTGGTATCGTGCCATCTGATTCGAGTCTATACTTTACTACTTTATGCGCCATCTGTCTTATCCTCTAGCTGTGGAGTGTTAGTCAAAGATGTCCTGTCCATGATATCAAAACCACGACTGTTTGCAAAGTCTGTTGGGCAGTGCGCCCACTTTTCTGCACACGCCTCTAACCACTGCACTGTGTGGTGATGCTCTGGTGCTTTGCCTTGTTTAATAATCTCGTTTTCCCACTGCAAATATGAGAACACTTCTGCCTGTGCTTGCGCTGCATTAATTCCTAAATCAAAAATATAGATAAGATTGCCTTCATCTATCTGACCATTACGACTTCTAGCTGCGTTCAATGCTTGCTTCATACAAGTCATAATGTGGTACTTAACTTCTTCTAACTCATAGTCTTCTTCGGTAAGCTCATCCTTGCCGATCTTCTTCATCAGGTTGTCATACTGATTGGTAAAGAAGTTTAACTTTCTTACCGCACCTTCTACATATCCACGAGAGCTTGCTGCCTGCGCTTGCTTTTCGTTAATCTTCACCTCAAGCATTTCACGCTCAAGATCGTCTGTCTCAGTCTCAAGTTTACGTTCTAGCTTCTTGAGCTTTATTTCTTCTTTCTTCATCTTAAAGTAGCCTTCTTGCAAAGCTGCTTTGGTCTTTTCAATCTCAGCCAAGCTATGCTTGATAGAGCGGATAGGAGTAATAGCCGTGACATCGAGCGTCACGCTCATCATCTGTGAATGTGACTTATAGAAGTTACTAGATGCCTTTGCGATTGCAGGAGCTTTCTCCTGTATGTTTGCCAACATAGATTTGTATTCAGGCTTCGCTTGTGGAAGCTGAATGTTTATGTCGGGCGTAGTTAAAGCTACTTCTTGTGTTGTATCTTTAGGCATTATGACGGCTTCGTTGGCATGGTGTGAGTATGAGGCCATCCTGATGCAGTTGGCAAATCCCTGAGTGCTTGACGGTACGTTGCCCACTCAGCTTTCTTTTCTGTGCTCAAAGCAGTGTCGGAAAGCTGTGTCCAATCAGATTCATCAAGAAGTGCTGTTCTAGTGTTTCTTGCGCTTTCGGCGACTCTTGCATCTACATTAGCGCGATATGCTGTGGTCTGTGCATCAACCGTTTGTACATCACCATTTTCGTCTGTGTATTCCCTAAATACTGGCCCAACAGAATTGACCGTCATCCAGTTGCCATTAGAATCTTGTTCTACACCAGAGCGAAAACTAAATTCGTATGGTGGTGTTACTGAGGCTTGAGCACTCTCCATAACAGGATCTGCACCAAGGCCGTCTAGTCTTTCTTTAGTAAGCGTTGGTTCCAACGTAGGTCGGGTTTTCTTATGCATGATACGGAAAGTTGTTTCCGTGACTACATCCCCTGTTTCTCGTATTCTAATTAGTCCCATGACTAAACTCCTTTATGTTATGCTGCTATTGCGTAGAAGATGAACGTAGCACCAGAATTGTTAATACTTGCCCCACTGTGATTTACTATGAAACCTGCGTCATATGGGTCTAGCTTATCATCAGTGCTCGTTTCCGCACCATTTGAGTTAAGTTTTAAGAAAGGATCGTTCCCTGCAACAATACCTCTTTTAGTATCAAAAACCATCCAGTTTCCAGTGCTATCAGCACGTTTAATAAGCACAAACTTAGCACCTGATGTAAAACCACAATCTATTTGCCTTCCATCTGTTGCATCGCCAGTATAGCTTCCCACCTTGGATACACCTGCTACGGTAGCGAAAAGGTAGGCTATATATGTTGTGCCAGAATTACTAACCTTACTACTATCTCCTAAACTAAACTGTGTTGCTGTGGGTGTTGTATTGTTCCAGTATATCCTAGATGCAGTAGCATTATTTCCATTTAAAAACAAATTATCTGTATTACCCAAAGCAGAATGATATACCGCCCAATCGTCTGCCGTACTTCTACTTTTTACCCACATCATTTCAGGCACTACACCAAGATTATGATTAACTGTTTGTGCAGCCCCTGCCCCTACATAAGTAACCACATCAAAATAGCCAGGTGCACGTTTCCACATCCATCCATAATAAGCATTAGCACTTCCAGTTGTATTATAAACACCATTCATAAAGTCATAATCTAAATTACTGTCTGCTACTTCAGCAGCAGTAGAATTGGTTTTCATATACAGGTTCTCTGTTAAACGAGAAGAGATAAACCAATCTCCCGTTCCATCAATCTTTTTTTCAAAATACATATCCACTGGAAAAGTTGATCTATAGGCAGGTGCTTTACTGTCTCCTCCTTGACCACTTGTAGATATAGCAAACACATCACTTGCACTCTCTGGCTCTGCGAGTGGGCCACGTCGTATTGCCGTGTAGATGTAGTCACCTGATCCAAAATTTTTTGTTTCAAAACCTGTGGCTGTTGGAAAACCTACATCTACTGTAAATTCAGCTTCAGCAGCACTAGAGTTAGCGTATACATATGGGTCATTATTATTTCCCACATCGCCTACTTGCCACCCACGCATAGTATCCCACATGTACCAACCTGCGGAACCATCTGTTTGTTTTACCATCAGCCATTGAGGTTCAAACCCAAGTGTTATGGTATCAGTGCCATCCGATGTGAATGAACCACATTTAATTATATCTTGATCTTGATTGGGGCCGAACCCACCATCATTATTGTTGTGTGCGAATAGGTAGGCTACGTATGTATCTCCATTATCATTTGTGCCACCAGCTGTTCCTACTGTAAATTGTGTGCTTGTTGGTTCAGTATCATTCCATCTAGAAGTTTGAGTAAGAGCTTGATCTGTCGTATTTAAAAATATTACTTTAGTAGCGCCTAGTGACCTATGAAAAACATTCCAAGATACTGAGCCATTTGTTTTCTTAACTAAAATCATGCCTGGAACTGAACCTAAGTTATGGCTAATATTTTGTGTAGAACCTGTGCCGCTATACGTCACAACATCAAAAAACTTAGGGGCTTTGCGGAATGTCCAAGCGACAAATTCGTGATTGTTTGCATTTGCCCTTGATCCAGTGCCTAAACTAAAACCATTTGAATTAAAAGCGATAACTCCTGCCCCTCCAGTGTGTTCAGCAATAGTATCACTTGATTCTAAAGCTTTATCAGCACCTCTTGCTGTATCATATAATTGATGATCTCTACTATCACTTCTTTGTTTAGTCCAAACCAAACCACCTTCGCCAGTATTGCCAGTGAAAGGGCTAGATGATGAAGATTGTGGATCGCCTTTTACTGTAAAAGAAATCTTATTTGGGCCTTCATCAAGTAAGTTGTTATCAGTGCAAATAAGAAGCTCTGTGCCAGATATTGCTGTCAATGGCCCAGTTGGTGCAGTAAAATTACTAGTATAAACAGCAGTCCCTAAAACCACCCTTACGTTAGATAACTTACCGTCAAACTCTAAGCCGTCTGATACACTTCGTTGACCTATCTCTAACACACTACTTGTATAGTTATTACTATCAGAATAGTCACTTCCAATCTGTGTTCCGTTTTTAAACATCTTTGTAGTGCCGCTAGATCGTGCAACTGCTATGTGATACCACTGACCAGTAGAAACAGTAGCAGAATCAACAATTCTATCTGCACTATCCCAATAAAACCTTATTTTAGTATCATTATTAATTCCAATCAAAAAACCAGTTGAGCCGCCTGACCTATTATCAAAAATATTAATAGTTCCAGATACACTATCTGGATACATCCAAAACTCTACAGTGAAATCACCAGTTCCATAAGCAAAGCTGTGAGATGATGACTCAAGGCTATCACCAGTACCATCAAAATCTACAGAACCTGCAATATTATCACCAATATTTATTCCGTTGTTGATGTTCTGTGCAGTGCCATTTCCCTCATATAAAAAGGTTGAAAAAACATCCGTAATATCAGTAGTCACATTGCCAACCGTAGGCCATTTGTTTTTCTTCTGTAGCTCCATGACCTCATCTAACGACCACACCCCTGGAGCGGAGGTTGACTCTAAGTTATTAGCAGGCTCAACAGCCGTGGTTCTAATTATATTTGCCTCGTATCGTTTATCCGACATTACTGAACCCCTCCACTATCATTGCAAGAAGCATTTACTGCATACCTCGCTACAGTAAGATCACCGAAGTCTTGTGCATTACCAGTGGATGCTATTGTAATATAGTCCATAGTATTTGTTACAGGGCCTCCTATTCCACCCCCAAAAATGCCTCTTGTATTTGTGCTTGCACCATCAAAATAATGTCTTGCTACAGTAAGATCACCGAAGTCAGTCGCATTGCCTGTGGAGGCTATAGTAATATAGTCCATAGTAGTTTGAGCACTGCTAGTATAACCACCACCAAAAACACCTCTAGTTGAAGAGTTTACTGCGCCATTACCATATCTAGCTTGTGTTAAATCCCCAAAGTCGGTTGCATTGCCTGTGGAGCCTATTGTGACATAATCCATCATGTTTGAATTGCCTCCTGCATCATAGCCACCCCCAAAAACAGCTCTGGTTGGGCTTGCAACACCTCCTGAAGCATAAGCAGTTGCTACTGTTCTATCTCCAAAATCTGTGGCATTACCTGTTGAGGCTATAGTAACATATTCAATAACATTTGAATAACTAGGATTAAGACCACCTGCAACTAATCCTCTAGTTGCATTAGAAGCACCAGAACCATTTCCAGTAGCAGCGAGTAAATCACCAAAATCTGTAGCGTTTCCAAGAGTTGTATATGTAAAATATTCAATTATGTTTACATAACCACCGCCTGTTGGTGCGCCCCCTCCTACAACACTTCTTGTTGTTGATCCAAAAGCTCCTGAGATATAATAACGAGCAGCACTTAAATTTCCAAAATCTGTAGCGTTTCCAAGAGTTGCTGGGGTAATGTAATCAACTGTATCTAAAGCATTTCCTGTTGTTATTTCTAGACCACCGTAGAATAAAGCTCTTTGAAAAACCAACGTAGGCCAATCTGAAACATTCTGCATCTGCGTTGTGAGCGACCATACACCTTGATAATTTGGCATTATGAAAGTCCTCCGTGATTAGAAGATACTCCTGTTAAATAAGCTCTTGCTGAAGTTAAATCCCCGAAGTCAGTCGCGTTGCCTGTCGTATCTATTTCAACATAATCCATAACATTTGAACTTGAATCACCACCTCCAAACACCGCTCTTGTTTTAGAACAAACGCCACCTCTACCATTTAAACTTACTGTAAGGTCTCCAAAGTCTGTGGCATTTCCTGTTGAAGCAATTGTAATGTACTGAATAACATTTTGTTGAGAACTACCGCCTGCCATTAATCCCCGTGTCGCACTAGATGCCCCTGCCATGTAATATTTGTTTGTTAACAAGTCTCCAAAATCTGTTGAGTTACCCGTTGAGGCCATAGTGATGTAGTCAATACGGTTTGTGTCAGTTCCTGCACCCTCACGATAACCTCCCGCAGCAATTCCTCTTGTTGTGCTATTGACAGTTCCATCATGCATTGAACCACGATCCTGTGTTAGATCACCAAAGTCAGTCGCATTACCAGTAGATGCAGTAGTAAAGTAATCTATGGTGTTATATGATGTTGAGGAGTCTTTACCACCTTGAAAAATAGACCGCGTATCGTTTGAACATCCCATACCACCTGTTCTCGATAGCGTTAAATTTCCAAAATCAGTAGCGTTCCCTGTTGATGCTATTGTTATGTAATCAGCCCTATCTGTAGACTGAGTGCCACTTTCTCTAAAAGTAGATATGATTCCCCTCGTAGAGCTAGATGCTCCTGATAAGTCTGTTCCGCCTGCGGAAAGATCACCAAAGTCAGTGGCGTTGCCAGTGGTTGTAATATCTATATAATCCATCACATTACTATAACCACCCCCTGCAAACACACCTCGTGAAAAGGCAGGCGTTACACTCGTGCTTGCATCACTAGGCGCAGAATAACCAAACGCATTGATTGCCCAGACATTAAATGTGTAGGCGGTGCCATTAGAAAGACCTGTAACATTAATCGGAGAAGAAGTCCCAGAAGCACCGACGCCCGTGTTTGACTGCGCTCTATATCCAGTAATTGCAGAACCACCAACGTCCGTCGGCGCGGTAAATGCAACACTAGCTGAAGTGTTTCCTGCTGTAGCACTAACCCCTGTAGGGCTGTCTGGTGCATTTAGCCCGTCTTGACCTATAAAGCCGCCTCTACCTCTAGCCATGTGCGACTCCTATTAGTCGGTGATTTGCTCGTAGCTTACAATTACTTCTAAATCGTTTGCTGTGCCCGCAGTTGCAGTTATCGAAGTATTCTCTTCTAAATAAATTGCGGTGCTTTTGTCCAACACAATCAATGATGCATCAGCAGGTACAGACACGGTTGCAACAAGCGAGTATGCTGTGCCACCTCCTGATGCTGCGCTGTGTACATCTATGGTCACATCACAAGCATTTGTTCCATCTACGTTTGCAACTTGGATCATGTTCACTTTTAAAACATCATCACTCGATGCCGCGTTACTTAGAAGTGTAGTCTGTGATGTTGAACTCAATGCAACCACTGCGGTTTTTCCTAGTATTGAGCTTACATTTACAATATTCGGTGCAGCCATATCTTAGCCTCCTTTAACCAAAAACAATAGCCATAGCTATGGCTTTACCAGTTCCAATTCCAGCACTGCCGAAAGAAACAGTGCCACTGCCATTTGTAACCAACGCTTGCCCATTTGTCCCATCGGACGTGGGTAGGGTAAGAGCTGTTACAAAACTCTGTAGGTTTGCGTCATAAGCCAACACATCTGACCCAATCGCAACTCCTAAATTTGTTCTTGCTGTCGATGCGCTTCCAAGATCCGACAAGTTGTTTGCAGCTAGTAAACCACCTGTAACAGGAACAGTAGCAAATGTAGATGTGAGATCTACCACCGCTGCGCCAGATCCTGCGCCATCAGCGTATATTATCGCAGACTTGCCGTTTGATACGCTTACATTAGCACCAGATCCTTGAGAGAACGTAGCTGTTTGACCTGAGTTATTCTTTACAAGATACAATCTTTTTGTATCATTCGGGCTAATTGTAATCGTATTTGTGCCAGAAGGTGAGCCGCCTAACACAAGAACATGATACTGACCATCAGATGTAGAGCCATCAGATGTAGTCAATGTGTGCGTCGTTCCTGATAGTGTTACATCTCCAACACCAACCGCCAAACGGTCAATAATATCAAAGTTTGTATTGGTTGACGTACCCCATGTTCCAGATTCATCACCTGTCGCAATCTTTTTAATACCGCCATTTGTTGTATAGGTTGCCATTTTTCCCTACCTTTACGCTGCTATTTCTGTCCAAGTTGTTCCTGGTGTAGGATCTATTTCCGCCCATGTACTATTGGGGTTAGGCGTAATATTAGACCAAGATGTTCCTGGAGCAGGAATTATATTACCGTAAACTAACACAGATCCTACGCTTGCGCTAGTGCTTAAACCTGTAACAGTTACAGAGGATGGTGCAACGATTGTTACACTTCCAACTTGACCTGTTGCGGTTATGTCTCCTGCAAACGCAGGAACTCTTTGAAATGTATTGAGTGTGACAGTTCCAACGGACGCAGTTGCAGCAATACCTGTAACGGCTACATTTGGCGCATCTCCTGAAACAGTCGGGCCTGTTAACTCTCCCGTCGCTGCAATACCTGTTGGCGTAACATCAACACCAACACCTTCACTAATTGTAACAGAACCAACACCGCCTGTAGCAGCAAGACCAGTAGGCGGAACATTGACTCCAATGATTATAGTTGTGCCTGACCCAAGCGCAGATGTTGCAGATACACCTGTTACGTTTACATTGACGCCACCGCCTTGAACAACAACAGGAGTACCAACAAAGCCCTCACCCTCTAAACCTGTAACTGAAACAGTCTGTTCTGTAACAAGACTTACATCACCAACAGATCCTGTGGCGGCTATACCAGTAAGATCAACACTGTTGTTACCTTGTACTGTTACACTACCAAGACCCGAAGTTGCCGCCAGTCCCGTGACTGATACAGATATATCTTCTCGAACAACAGCAGTGCCAACCTGACCCTGCATGGCTGAAAGAGTAGATTTTTCACCACCCCAAGCGGTTTCACCCCAAGTTAATTCACCCCAACCGTTGAGAGTGTGACCAACACGAACAGGAACCGCTTCACCCCAAGCGCCCTCACTCCATGTTCCACGACCCCAACCGTTGATGCTCGCCATAGCGAAAACCTTACGCTATACGGATAATCGCGTTTGTTGCGTCAGCCGTTGGAAAAACAACTTGAAAGTCACCAGATGTAGAAGACTTATCAGATCCAAAGTCTAGAACAACCACTGTGTTTGTTGTACCAGAACCACCGCCTGCTTGAGTATTATAAATTAATGCACCACGAGCAGTAATCGTTGCAGATGTAAAAGTAATATCTGCAAAATCAGTTAAAGCAGTAGTTCCTGACGTTGTGGGTGTTACGTTTGTAAGACTACCACCACCCGCAGAATACGAACCAGAGTTACTTACTTCGTTTGAAGTCGTATATGCTGTCGTTGCTGCTGTGAACGAAGCACTGTTAGTATACAAAGCAAGTTTATAAACGTCTTGCCCGTTAGTAAAATCGTGTTTTGCCTCCAAAAGTTCTTTTTTGAAAGAAGTACACATTGCGTTTCCAGTAAAGGCCATATCAAAGTCTCCTTATAAGTTCAGCCAGTTGGGGATGACCTGCATCTTTTATTGCATTGCATACAGTGGTGCGGTCACTACGAATAGCCTGTCTCATATAGTATTCGACAAGCTTTTCAACGTGCTTTGAGAAAGCACGAGCTTGATCTCTTATCCCAGGATGGGCGGTATCAGAGACCGAAATTACTTTTTCTACACACTGTTGCGCTAATTCCTCAGGTGTAAAACCTCGATTTTCTGTTGTTCTAACTCCAACAACAGGTTCGTCCTTTGGTATGCTTACGTCTATTTTAAACATTACATATCCATCCTTGGCTGACCATCACGATAGTTATCCCGCTTTAGCCTGCCCTCTCCTAAAACCATTAACCTTTGTAATGCTTCATCAAACTTTTCTTTATACATTGCAAGAACATCTTGTTCACCCTTCATAAAAATATAAGCATTTACTAAACTTCCATATAGCAACGCTTGCTCTGCATTATCTCCTAGCCATGACGTACTAGAAGTAACAATTGAGGGTGGATCGAAATAATAGTGCAATTGAACTGAATAAGTAGTGTCTGGTGTTGGCGCTACTATAAAGTTACCAGAAGAACTGGGAGATGTTACATCTCCATCAAACTCTGAGTAATACTTTGGTAACCCAGTTGTTGATTGATTAGGATATGCTTCACGCATAAAATTAACATCTTTCTCAATGAGAAAGTTATAGTTACTACTTCCGTCAATTACAGCAAAAGAAAACGGAGCTAGAAAATCTGAAGGTCTAGCAACGTATGGATTACTAGCAGTCATATTGGCAGTCACATTCTTTCTAAGCTCTGGAATCATTACGGTTCTATAGATCAACTCTTCTGCCTGCCTCACAAACGTAGGTATCTCTGCAACAAAAGTTGTTTCGTTATTCTCTGTAAAGTCCTGTATGGACTGTAGTAACTCAGCGTAATTCATTCTTCAGCCTCATTATAAAGATTATCGAACACTCTATTTACATCCAGTGTATAGTCTAAATCAGATTTAGAATAATGTATATGCTGAGATGGCATAAAGTCAGGAGCACCCTTGCCTGTTTCAAACCATGCAGGATGCGTTACCCTTACACGATTATTTGGAAGTGCTACCACGTTGCCTGTCCATTCGCCTGCATCAAGAAGCTGCATTACATGGCTCTGCTTATGCTGTGCGGGATCATCTGCTATCTCGCTCTCTGCATAATCAACTGTAAACAAGTACTTTGCTGCATACATACTACCATCTATTTTAGCTATCCAAGGACATGGAGTCGCTCTATCTAAAACATACACGGCATGATTGTAAGCTGAACAGTCCCAAGGCTGTGCGTCATGCACCGCCATAGGTTCAGGCCAATCCTCTAATGGCTCATCAGCTACTAAAGCAGTTATTGGCATTCTAGCCCACATTGCACCACCGTGTACATTTTCTTCACCTTCTTCATCAGCTTCAGATCCTGTAAATATAACCTGAAAGCTTAGACACCTATTAGGCATCGTTGTGACCGCAATAGCCATCGCATGAAGGAACTCGCCATGATAACGCTCGTGATTACAAGTATATTCACGGCGAACCCAACATTTGAAATGCGGTATGTTGCTTTGCAAATATGCCATTCTTACCCATTGCGAGTAAACTTCTGCGGCCTTGCTGCACCACTACCACGAGCTACTCCCCCTCTTGCTCTTCCTTTTGATTTCATTTTACCACCAATTTGTTTCTTCATAGCTCCACCCTTAGCCATGCCCTTCTTTTTCATCATGCCCCCGCGCATCTTCTTGACGGCTCCGCCCTTGGCGTAACCCTTCTTCTTCATGGCTCCTCCTTTAGCCATACCTTTTTTCTTCATCATGCCGCCGCCCATTTTTTTAACAGCACCACCTTTAGACATGCCTTTCTTCTTCATTGTGCCGCCCATCTTCTTTTTAGCAACACTCTTTTTAGTTGTGCTTTTTTTCTTAGTAGCACCGCCTTTTTTCATTTTACCCACGCCATCAGCAGCAAAGAATGGAACTTTCTTCCCATCTTTCTCTACCATTCTAAGCTTGCTACCTTTCTTCATAGCAATTGGTTTTTTCTTCATAGCTCCGCCTTTTGCGTAGCCTTTCTTTTTCATTGCGCCACCTTTGGCGTAACCTTTTTTCTTCATAGCCATTTTAGTCTCCTTACAGTTGTGGCGTTAAACAATAGTTATATTTCCTACCATACTACTGTGGTTTGTGCATTGATATACCAAAGTTGTATCAGAAGGTTCATGAGGCACAATAAACTGTGTCAATCCTGTTGTTGAGTTATAGTTTTCTGTAACACCTGTTGTAAAAGCAGATCCACCGCTAGATGTTCTAATCTGCAAAGGGTGACTGCTTACATTTGCTGTATTGTCTATAAGATAAGTGTGACCTTTGTAGAAAGTAAAGTTTGGATTGTTACCCGCAGTGGCCCCAGGGCCAGTAAAAGTATATGCAGAAGAACCGCTTGTTCCTGCTACATATGTCGTTACAGGCCCAGATACTTCGTCGTTTAGTCTAATCCAGTTACCACCGTGCGCGAAATACAGTCCCCCAGTCGCATGCACGTGCGCCACAGCGCCGTGGTATGTAGAAGCACTTGGTAAATCGCTTAAAGCTGCGTAATAGAAAACAATTTTGTTCGCACCAGAGCTAACATCAAATAAACCATTTGAATCAATTATATCAGTAAGAACATTAGAACTGTTGCCTAATGCAGCATAAATCTCATTAAAGTTATCATTTATTTTATCTGCACCTGCACGAAGAGTATCTCCTGATCCGTCATTTGCAGATGAGCCAATACCTACTGTTTGTTTTGCCATCTTTTATCCCTCGTCAAATGTCTGTGATGTTGAGTCTAATGTAATTGATGTGCTGTCAAAAGTTGCTGCAACTGATACCGTTACTGAACCAACAGCACCTGTAGCTGATACACCAGTAATTGCTTCTACCTCTGTTGTTGTTACAGACACCCTACCAACTGATGCAGTCATAAATATCGCAGCATTACCTACAGGGTCAAAGCCATATAAGGCTCTGCTCTCTAAAAGAGATGTGTCAGGTCTTGGGTTACGCAAAGACTGAGGATCATTTATTTTTATTCTACCAAGAAAGTTTTGTGGTTGATCAGGATCAACAACATCTCTTCCAACAAGAAATCCTGTCTTAACTCCATTGTTATATTCAGGAACAAGATCTTTTAATGGGTACTTAAACCCTGTCTTGTCGCAGAAACCAAACGCATATTTAGCTTTTGCGTAGCTCATTAGCCACCTGCCATAAAAGTATCAAAGGGAACAAACTTGATTGACGCTGTTTCTTCATCTTCCCCTGCCGCAAGCTGAAACTGAAACTCGTATTCCTGTTTCAACGGAGCTGCCCTATCAGCAACTTCTGGCTTCTTCATAGCTATATAATAAGCTAATCCAGAAACTAGCGCAGGAACAAAGCGCGGAGGCACAGATGTAACGGTAGATCCTATACCAGAGGAAAGACCATCTATACCCTTTAGCCTATAATAAAAAAGCGTATAGGTTGTTGTGCTATCTGGTACAGGCCACAGAGTTACTTTCGTTTCTGTTGGGAGCCTTTGGACGAAGATTTGGGTCGGCCTACCTTCCGTTTCTTTGTTGGTTTGTTGGGCGTAGGTTGCGACACTGACCCTTTGGAGGGCGGTGTCGGTTTGATTTGTACCTGTGCCTGTGCGGATTTGGTGTTCGATGATGTCAATCGTGTCAGCGGGTAGCGTATAAGTCGAAGTACCTGCCGAAATGGATAGAGTATTAGATTCAATAGTGAAGAGATTAAGCCCACGGTTTTGCCACTCCAATGTTAAAATGTTAAGGCTCCTTCGAGCCGTTTTAAGATCATAGCCTGAACGCATTTCAAGACCTGCCCGTTCATAAGCTTCTTCAAATAATTCTGGTAGATCTGGTGTTACTACTGCCATGATAAATTCCTATGTAACTACACTTCTATATCGCTTGGTTTTTTTTGCAATTTTCTTAGGTTGAGCCACATACTGCTTGCCTGAAGCCTTGCCTCTTCTCTTTGCTCTTGAGGTAGCTGCATACTCACTGCTGCTAAGAGACTTAATAGCCGAAGAAGGTAGATACCGTTCACCAGTAGCATTAGGCCCTTGCGTAGACGGTTTGCCACTCTTGGTTCTCCACTTTTGCTTAGTCCATGCTTTAAGACTTTTTTGCGACTTTTTTAGCGCCATGTTGTTTCCTCAAGCTCTCCTTAGCTTTCTTTGCTATCCTTGCTTGCTCCGTTTTTCCAGACACCTTACTTCTTTGCTCCATCACAGTTAGTATCTGTATCTTACGAGCATAAGGTTTATTTATCCTTTTTACCTTTGCTGCTGTTGCCCTTGCATCTGCGGGCGTAGCATATTTTATCCTCACTGTATCCTTCGGGTTCTCGTCAGTATACAACCTGCGCCCAGAACCTTTTGGCTTTTTACCTGTTCCTACTCTTGGGTCTTTTCGCTTTGCCATTCCCTATTATGCCTTTCAAGGTTTTAGCTTGTTTTGCATGTGTCTTTGAAGCCTTGCTTAAACCCTTAACAACTTTTTTTACTTTTCTTCTATTTACATTAGTAAGCGCCATCAATTTTTGTAACCTCCCCCTGCTTTTTTATAGGCTTGAGCGAGCATCTGAGCTTTTCTAGCAGACCACTGCCCAGGTGCACCGCCCTTACCCCCTGCCTTTATTCTATTAAATAATCTTTTACGCATCCCTGGCTTGGTATAGTTACCTGCTTCGTTTACACGACTCTTGGTTTTGCCGCCTTTGCCCATACGAATTATGTTAAGGTCTTTAGCGTCATCACCAGTTGGATCAAATCCTGCTTTATCTAATTTCACTCTATTACCTTTCAATTGACTCTTCATTTGAGCGCGAGAAATAGCCATCTAGCACTTCCATCTTTTTCTAGCTTGTCTAAGTCTACTGTTAGGATTCTTTGCTGCTTTAGGAAACATCTTCATCTGTCCTGCTGATCTTGCACAGAAAGACTTACGCCTTTTAGCAGCTTTGCTTCCTGGCTTAACTTTACCAGTAACAGCAGTTTTTAACTTAGACCCTGGATTCTTTCTGCGATAGGCTGCAACACCTGCCTTAGTCATTCCCGCCCCAGATTTAGTGGGACGGAAATTCTTTTTGTTGCGCTTAGGCATCTCAGCCTTTTTTCTATCAGCCATGACCTTATCAGTTATAAAAGACTGTCATTGCAGTAATGTTTGTAAACGCCGAAACATGTATGTCACTAACACGAATACCATCAGATGGAATGTTTACTGAATGAGAATCAGATGCTTTGAAATCTAAATCAAGAACTGTAGCACCACCATTGCCATCTGTAATGGTTAAGCGTGGAGACCCAGATGTTGAAAGAACTTGAATCTGTCTTATTCTTGCAGGGCCTACAGCAAGAGATCCTGTGCCAGTAACACGTTTCGTTTGTACATCAGAACGCATACTTTACTCCTTTTTCTTTGTGGGAGTTTTGCGTTTTACAGGTGCTTTACCACCCTCCCATGCTTCGTTTACGTCAGGAGTTGACGGATCATCACCTTTTAATGTCCCGTCTTTGTTCCTTGCACGAACCCTTTTAGGGGGTTTCATCGCAGTTAATTTACCCATAATTCACCTATGAAACGGCTGCGCTAAACGGAGTAGCTTCTGATCCTGTTGCTGCTTGATTTATAAGAACACGAAATTTGTTTGATGCAACATCTTGAATTTCTATGTGACCACCAAGAATACCACCTGTTGTAGTGCCATCTAAAGTAATCGTGTCGCTGTCTGCTGCTGTCTCAAAAATAGAGGCTGTAGCACCACCATCGTTTGCGACCACTGCAACGCCTGACATTGTGTCATTAGCGTTAGCAACTTGGATCTTATAATTGTTAGAAGTTACAGTTGTCTGAACAAAGAAACGGTATGTGTTTCCTGTACCTGAAGCCGCAGGCAGAGTTATAGTAACACCTGCTGCTTTATTTAGGTTCATTGTTCGACCTGCATGTGCAGCAGCCGTAATTGTTGTGTCTGCTGTAATAGAAACCAGAGAATCTGAACCGCTGATAAAACCCGCAGTAGATGTCACTGGGCCTGAAAATGTAGTTGAAGCCATATTAATACCCCTTGCACAAGGTTTAGCCTAGCAGTCTGTGCAACGTCAGGCGGGGCGGAATCCTGTCTGCAAGGCTTGTGTTACCCCAAATGCAGAATAACATACTTTAAAAAAAAAGAAAGGGGCGAGTAAACCCGCCCCCTCTAAAAGTTCAATTGAACTTATGCACCTGGAGATCCGTACATTCCTAATGGATCTGATACACCGAAAGAGTAACGTTCCCTAGCTTTGTAGCGAACATTACCTGTATCGAAGTCTCCATCCATAGATGTCTGCATCGGAGTACGCACGAAGTGCTTCATCCCGTTTGGAACATCTGTAGTTAGGAAGAACGCATCAGTATCAGTTAGATAATGATTTACGCGGTAACCTTCTGGTATGGAGCCATTAGTGTTTAGTGCGTTGATATCATTATCGGCTGTTCCGACACGAAGATCTGTTTGCAACAAGCGAGTCGCAACAAACATCAATGCAGGCGGAACGATCAGCTTACGAGGACGTGCCGCAATCAATAGACCACGCTCATCAGTGAACGCAGCAATATCGATAACTGCTTGCTCTAAAGATGTTTCGTTCAGATCAGCCGCAACCGCAGGTTCGTTTGCGTTTGTGCCACCCTCAACAGTTGGGTGGTCAGTTGCAAACAAGAACGATCCGTCACCTGATTTGAATGTGTCGAAGCCTGTATTAAGCAAAGATGCCGCCTTAACCTGCTTTGTATATGCCATAGCTCTAGCAAGAGCTTTAGTATAACGAGCAGATAGTGAATCATACAGGTTATCTTCCATTGCTTCTTCAGTAATAGAAAATCCCATTGCAACCGTTTCGTGGTTGTAACGAGCTGTGAATGATTCTTGTGCATTGTCGTAAGATATTGATGCACCTTCAGCTTTCACTGGAGCTGCGCCAAATCCTGACAACTTCACTTCTTCTTCAAAACTACGATCTGAGTTTTCTGTTTCATAGATCTCTGCATGCTCGCCTTCGTACTTTTCGTACTCTAGGCCGAACAGAGCGTTAAGACCTGGTAGTAGCTCTTTAAGGAGCTGTGCGCGTGATATAGCCATCGTCTAACCTCCTTATAAGCCAACATTATTTGTCATTTGGTGAGCACCAGGATTGAACTTAACAAGAACATCTGGATAAGCATCACTTGGATCTGACACGTGAGCAACGATGCGAAATGCTGCCGCTGCTGTTTGCACAGTCGCATCCAATGCTGACGTAGAGTTGCCTGTAACTGTAGAACCAGTTGAGGTGCTCTGCGCTGCCGCAAAGAATGTGTTCGTGCCAATGATTGTTTGAGCGCCTGCTGCATCAAGCTGTGCTTGAAACAATACATTCGGATCATCAATCACATAGGCTTTAATCGCACTATTGCTACTGTTTGTACCAGAAGGATAGTACTGTGCCTGAACACGTTGACCTGAAGAGTTTACATATTCACAACCAACGAAAACGCCTACCGCGCCAACGCCTGAAGTGCCTGAGATGCTGTTGGAGGTTAGGTCTGCACCTGTACCTGTAGCCAACGCAATGTACCCATCCGCCCCTATGATAACGGCTTGACCATAAAATAGGTTTGTACCTTCACCTGCGGGATCGATGAGAAATTGGTTCGTAGAACCTGCATACGGCATTCCGTCAAATCGTCTGATCGGACGTAGACCGTAGGGAGCTGCTGTAGTAGCCATGTCTCATACTCCTAAAAGTTTAAAATTACGACAAGCTACCCTTTCGAGTCACTTGCCAAACGAAGATCGTGTGCTTCGCTCTGGATTTAGAACGGGCATACGAGGGTCTGAGTTACGCAAGTAGCTGTTATCCACAGCATCCATTTGGCTTTCAGCCTGTTGGAGCTGCGCTTCACGTCTAGCCTGCACATTTTCGGCAGCATTCTGACATAGCAGTAATCCACCGACCTCAATATTGTCTGTAAATCGAGAATCGATATCAGACACAACTTGAAGGTTTGGGTGATCCTCTTTACGAACAGGTGTCCATCCCTCACGAAATCTAGAAGAAACATTCGTATTGTCAGTCTGTCCAAGTGTTGATGTGCGAATCCAACGGTATTCAATACCTTCTCTGGGTTCGGGGACAGGTAACATCGAAGGTCTCGTCCATGACACCTTACGTTTCGACTCTTCACGAGTCTGTGTGTTGCGTGAGTTTCGGTTCGTCATCGTTTCACTTCCTTCATTAATTGCGCCGCATATTGCTCATTTGTCAGACCAAGCCTCTTGGCGAGAGAGACTTGCGTTGAGGTCAGTTGCACTTTGCGTGGTTTTTTTCCACTTCTAGCAGCGGGGGCAACCACGTTGCCTGCTTGACGTTGAGGTGCGGGTTCCTCAAAAGGCTCATCGTCAAACTCATCTGGGAAGACGCGACGCATCGCATCATCAATTTGATTATAGTACTCTTCGGTGTCTGGCGCAATACCGCTTTTAATAAGTTTTTCATGAACGCCAAAAGCATACCCCGTCATTTCAGGATCATACTGGTCACTCCACTCACCAAACCAAGGATTATCTTCTGCCCATTCTACACCCATTTGACTAGGTTTTCTTGGCTGAATGTTTTCCTGTTGATACTGCGGCTGTGGCGCAGGCTGTGGTGCAGGCTTAGGTTTGTATGAATCATACTTATCTTTTTCTACACTTAGCTTTGCTATTGCTTCTTGAGCTTCGATAAGAGCATCAGAGTCACCAGTCTCATACGCTGACTTGTAAGCGGCTCTAGCTTTTTCTAGCTGTGCGTCTACACGACCTTTGGCTTGATTAACCAAAACTGCTTCGCCATCTGTAAGAGTTTTCTTTAGTCTGTCGTTCTCTTGTTTGATTTGCTCTGCATAGCGTAATGCTTCATCCTGAAGTCGAGCAGCTTCTTCTTTTGCTCTTCTTTCTTCATGATACTCAAACTTTAATTGTTTAATGCGTTTTTGAACATTCTCATTATAGTTTTCTATTTCTTCATCATTAGGAATCTGTGGCTCCGCGCCATCAGCCCTTCTAGGTTTTCCCCTATCTTCTTCTGGAGTATCGTCAACAACCTCTATTTCAAAGCCATCGTCTTGATCATCTTCTCCAGAATCAACAGTTGCAGACTCAATAGCCTCTGCTACTGTCTCTTCTTCAAACTCTGTTTGCTGTTCTGCTGCTTGGTTCATATTCTTGTGTACCCCCTTGGATCTTCGACCACTGCCTCAACAGTGTCATCATTGATAAGACGAAACTCTTTTCCATGTATTTTGAATCGAGTGCCTGAATAAGATCGAAAGATTACAAAATCTCCTTTCTTGCAGTACTCTCCATGTGGGAATTTGTCTTTGTCAGCATAGGCATCTGGGCCTAGTTCCATAACAAAACCAATAATAGAAGCAGTTTCTTCTGCGGCCTTTAGACCGTCAGGCATAAACACCCCACCCTCTGTTTTGTCGCTGATTTCTGGTACGCCTATTAGGATCTTATATCCTTTTGGCTGTGGTAGCTGATTAGCTACTTTTTCTTCTGTAGTCGTATTTCCTGTATACATTTCAATACCTTGCAGTGATTTAAAGGTTCACAGTCACCTTGCGTGGACATCCACGAATACTCCCTGATTTGGACAATAGTAAAAAAATTTTTAACTTTCAATATATCTTTTCTCTATATCCTCTAAATCTTGTCGTATGATTTTTACAAGATCACATCGTCCCACCAAACGATTGTAAGAACTAAGATCTTCTGCCTGACCAGACGCAAGATATGTCTTAATATCCTCCTCATACTCGTCAAGCTTTCGCCCTAACAGCGAAAACACAGTATCACTCATCTCCCTTTACAAGCTCCTTCGCTATTTCGATACCCAGTTTTGCGCCCTCTTTCTGGTCTTCACGCTGTGATTTATCCAGATCGGTGGCTAGTTTTACGCCAAGACGTGCACCCTCACGTTGGTTCTCAGCGGAAATACGTTCCTGTTGAATTTGTGCATTTGAACTTTTTGCCATCGCATCAAGCTGCAACTTCTGCGTATCCATTTGGATCTTGTGCTCTAGTTCTCTTTGCTTCATTTGTAGTTCTGCCTGTTGCATTTGTACAACAGGATCTTGCTGTTGCTGCTGAATCTGCTCTTGTTGAGCTTCTCCTTGGCTCTTCTGCAACAGTTTTTCTGACGCTTCTTTTGCGAGTCTTGAGATCTCCACCTCTACATCTTCTGGTAGTGGCTGATCTTCGTTTGGCATCTCGACACCAAGCATTTTCTCAATCTCACGCCTGTACTGGAAAGCAACATGCTCTGTGACATGTGCAGCCATAGCCGCCCCGATAGCCTGTGCAAACGGTGACTGCCCTACAAGCTCTCGCATCTTAGGATCTTCTATCGCAGCCATGTGCACCGCTATGTGCGCTTCGTGATCTTGATACTTGAATGCTTTAGTTGGCTCTTGCTTGAGCATCATCATGTTTTCTGTGACAGGATCAGCAGGCTTAATATCATCAGGTAATTTAACAATATCGCTTGCGTCCTGTATTCCCAACACCTCTAGCATCTGACGATGCAGCTTTCCCATATCGTATAATTGGGGAGCCTGTTGAGAAAGCTGCAACGCCGCCTGATACTGCATAATCCTTTGGGACATCGTAGCAGCATTAGGATCTGAAACAGGTATAACATCAACACGAGCATCAAAATCTTTCTGTCTATTGAAGTCACCATCCATCTCATAAGCATATTCTGCGGGCATGTAGTCACGAATAATCTTTGCCAACAGTCGTAGCTCGTTTTTCATAGCGGCGTGCATACGGGCCTGCACACCAGACATAACTTTCATACTGCGCTCAAGTAGAGCGAGCGTTGTGCCTACAGGTGCTTGAGCATTCATGTCTCCGACCTGTATATCTGCAACAGAACCTATCCTGCGTCCTTCTTCGACAATGTTGCCAAGTAACGAGTAGAGAACTCCTGATGGCTCTTTGTAAGGGATGAACGTAATTGAATCCCGTATCGCACCACCTGGAACGTCCACGTCCCTGAACTCACCTGGCATAAGCGGAGTGTCATCACCTTTAATACGGAGACCGCGAGCTTTAAGACCCGCAGGCAAATTAGATAATGTACCCGCATCAATAAGTTGGCGAAGTATTGACGTTGCAGATTTAGCCAATCCACCGATGAGATGGATAAGACCTGTGCCGTAGAAACCCAACCCAGGTAGGTATTTGTAATGTACGAAGTGTAATCTTTTCTTTTTCTTTGCATCTTCCTCATACCAGTTTTTTCTAATTGCTAATATCTCACGAGAAGATTTATCAATTGTAATTACATAGGGTCTTGCTATTCCATCTGGATCATCAAACTCATCTGGCATGTTCATGGTTACGTGCATCTCAAGAATCGTATGACGATCATCATCCTCTATGACTGCGCTCTCTCCATCAAGCTCATCATATTTTTCCTGAATGTCTGAGAAGTCTGGCTCTGGTTCAGGAAGATCAACCTTTTTATAGAATCCTGCCACCTGTAGTTCTAGGATTTCGTT